ATCCTAAATCTTTTCTTCCAAATAATGCAATAAGTTCTTCTTCTAAAAAATGTGAAAATTCTTCTTCATACCCGGCATAGATACCAATTATAGGATTAATACCATTATTATTCATATGTTTTAATCTTGAAATAAATGGTGACTTTCCTTTTAGATTTAGATGCCTCCAAGCACGTAATTTTTTACCTTTACCGACATAGATAGGCTCATTATTACGCGATGGATCATAATAGATATATGTATAATATTCCATATTAAAATTGGCGAGTGGATGTTGGTTTATAGAATAATTCAACACCGCTCCAGCCAAAAGAAGTAAAACATTCAGCGTGAGTGATATTCAAATAAATCCAGCCAGCACGTTGTATTGCTGCCGGTACATAACGTCGGATCTTGCCCTGTCCAAGTGTTCCACCACCCCATGCTGATGTTCCCCACGGATCAATACCCCAACCACCACGTTGTGTAGGGATAAGAATGTCGACAATAGGGATACCTGCTGTGTTACTACTAATTGTGGCTGTAAGTGAAGCAAAGTCTTGCACAGTGAACATATACACCATTTCGCTGAATTGCTTATTCATTGCTGGATTATTACAATCAAGTTGAATAGTCTGCACTTCAGAATATACTGGTGTATAAAGTACCACTGTTCCTGCCGCCCACGTAGGAGCGTTATCAAGCACCAGCGTAGTATAAGATGCTCCAGTTGTTACAGCCATAATCCTTGCTTGACTACCAGTTGATGTTTGTAATATACTCCAACCAGGCAGCACTAACACACCCGGTGGTAATACTGGATTGGCAATTACTATTGTATTATGCACACCACTTGTTGTTGTTGATGTTGTGTATTGATTATCTGCATAATCAGATGATGTGAATGTCTTACGCTCCTGATAGACGAAACTATCTCCAGAGACGTCTGCAGTTCCTTGATGACTTCCAAGATACATCTTACCATCACGTTTAAATATCAGTCCGCAAGTAGCACTCAAGGTCCAACGTGTCCATAGTTGGAAAATGTGATTGTACACATATTGTTGTGTTGCTTGAACATCAGAACCAACAGTTGGCATGAATAAGATGTATTTGCGATCACTTTGATATGCTATTCCCCACGCTACATCGCGTAAGTTAGGAAACAAATCAGGTGAAGTATTTTCAATAATAGTTTTGTCAATGACAATAGACATAATCTGTGCATCTGAGTCACTTAGAGCAACAATACCTTGGTCACTTAGAAAGTAAACCTTATTATCGAGTTCTGCTGCTGTATTGGCTGCTAAGATGCGAACGTTATAGTCGATTGGTGTAATGTTGAATGATGCTGGATTATTTCCAGATACACGAAACACACCATCGTCTTTAAGAATCATAACGCCATCGCGTAATGGTACAATTCTACGAATTGGCTGATTTGCTGATCCAAATTCAAGATAGTTTACAATTGGCACTGCTTCAGGTTGATTGAACTTGCTATAATATATTCTATTTGGACGTGAATCATTAATAGATGTTATTGGCATCGCTTGCTCGAATGATTGCGTATGTGTGGAACTGATAGTAAATGCATCAGGTACTAACGTTAAACGTGCAAAATTCATCTTACCTGGTAGATCACCAGATCCCGAAGTGTAATAAGCAGTAAGGAATGTATTTGCTGCATAGGCATTCGCAACAAGACACAAATTGGATGCTGTTATTTGAATATCTAAAGCAGGATTACCTGTATTGCTAATAGCAAACCAACCAAGTGCTGTATTGTTACTTGTTGCACCAAGTAGAGTGAATGGCAATGTGCCAACTTCGGCAGGCGTAAATGTAACAGTGTCACCTAATGTAAGTGCATCTGCACCATTTGCAGCACCAGCACTAATAAGCGTAATATCCGCATTCATTAATGTGCGTGTGTTGGCATAGAAAGCATATTGCTTGTATGTGCAAACATCTAACGCCCATGGCGCACGATAGTTACTTTGAAGAATACCATCTTGACCTTGGTTTGTATATAAAGCGGCACCAAGTAGGGTGTCAGGGGTAATATCAGGTATTATGATTGTAGCACCTGCGGAACAAATGTCTTCATATGTAAGTGCCATTTCATCATCAGGTTCTGTACTTAGATCAGGCGAAGCATGACCACGGTATACTTGAAAGAAGAACTCTGTAGGTGCTGCTTGAATCTCTTTAGGTACTTGGAATGTAACATTTACATTCTGTAACATACCAGTGCCACTATTTGCTATAATAATGCGACTACTTGGAGCACCAAGCACAAGTTGCTGATTATAATCCTTATAACCAAATACAACTCGATATGCAATCTGTGTGTTATTAGGAAGAAAACCAGTTGTACCAAATACGGAACCGTAACCATTAAGTCCTGGAGGAGCACCTGCAAGACGTGGCTCACCATCGATATGATCTAAGCGGTATGTACCTTGTTGTGTAATGAAATAGAAATTCTTATTTGTTTCAAGTCCACGCACTCTAGATTCTGGATTGCTTGGATCAGGCTGTGGATAAGAACCAGTGTATGTACTTAATACACCATTGTTTAACTTATCTACGTGGAGATCATGATCAGACGTATTGATAAGTTTAGTATTGTTGTATTGATATAAACTCAATGCGCCATCGTTGATTAACTTCGCAAATTCATTGTTGAATCCACGACGTGTTGCTACCACTGATGGGCGATCAATCACAACATTATTTGCGACTGTTAGACTGCCATCTGCTGCTTTAGGATCAAATGTACTTGGATTAAGTACAAGTCCCTTAACATCTAAGATGACACTTTCTGCTACTCTTGGTTGGCTCATTTATTATTCCTAGCGGCGTCCCCAACCCCGAATGCGGCTGGCTTTGAACGCTGAATTTGTTGGTAAGATCTTGATCGGCTTTCCAATCACACGAGGTGCTATTTGCATAATGCACATCTTCATCATTTCATTATACTCTGTTTGTGCTACCTTATAACCTTCAGCATCACCTGCTGCGTGGAGACACATAGAAGCAGCCTTCTGAATTAAAGCAGGAAGCACTTCTTTAGGAATGTTTTGTGCAAAAACACTCTGCCCAACCGGATTAATCCAATCACCTACTTGAATATTGGCACCTTGACCTGCCGGTAGTGTAATAACATTTCCTACGCAATTGACAAGGGGCATATCGTCTAATGGTGCATAACTTGTATAAACAGGATTAGGCACAGTTGCATCTCGCACAAAATCGTGTGGGTTTAATCCACTGATAGCATTTACATGAGTTACTAGGTTGCTGCTAACTTGAGAACTACCATACCATGTAAGAACCTTATCAAGTGTAATAACATCACCAGTAATTGACAATACTTGTCCTGCTGCTGTTGTTAAGCATAGATCATTTGGTGCTCTTTGGTACGTAAGACGCATAATCTTGTTTGATGCAAGACCATATGGGAATATTTGTACTTGATTGCCTTGTAGGAAGAATCCACCAATTGCTGCTGTCTGGTTGTTATAACTCATTGACCAATTTACGGAGCCAAAGCCCTGTGCGGCTGCTTGAGTTGGTGTTAGGCGTGGTAGATTGTAGAAAGATCCATCAGTACCAACCATATAAACGTCACGTAGACGCATACCAGTTGACAAACCAGGGATCATTAACACATTATCTACGTTCTGTGGTGGGTTATTGCCGCTATATGCAGGCATTGAACCCATTGTGGTATCCTGTGATACAACAAAATGCTCTTCGAGTACCGCCTCAATTGCTGGGACAATAAAGCCCTTCAATGATTGGTCTAGATAATTTAGGAGAACAGCATCGGAATAGGCAGCGCCTGAATCCGGGATTGTTTCCCGTTGCTTTACTAGGGTAATTAAACCCGCTGTGGTGCTGTCCATAATACTCCTTACTTACGTTTGAAGAATTCTTTTGGAGACATCTTCTTTGGCATCTCTGCTTCTTCGTCTTCACCTTTATCTTCCATTGGACCTTCTGTATCCATATCGGGAGCATGTTCAGAAGCATCTTTAAGTAAATCAGCAAGACCTGCTTTACCCTTAACTTCTTTAGGCTCGCCCATCATTTCTACTTGAATGGCTTTTGGCTTAAACTTGCTGCCCTCTTCGCCCATCATGAAGTTCTTTAACATGCCTAGCACATGTTTCTTCATTTCCATTTCTTTATTTGCTTCCATTTTGTGTCTCCGATATACTATTTAGTTTAAAATTGTCCAGCCAATTACGCCAGCGTCTGATCCGCTACTACTTAAGATTTGGAATGAAGTATTAGCAACAATAGTGCCAACTCTTAACATCCCTTGTGTTCCACTTGTTGTTTGATGTGTAAGTTGAATCACTGAACTTGATGTTACAAGTATATTTGATACAGTAACACTACCAGCACTTAAAGTTGCCTTACCTACATTAGATGAACTAAGTGATAAGAATCCAGGAATAGATACTTTACCAGTAGAATCACTTGATAATCTAATATTGCCAATACCGTCGCAAAGTAGAATATTATTATCACTTGTTAATGATAAACCATTATTAGATCCTATAATAATATTACCAGAATGCGATGTTAGAAGTGAACCCGAACTTTCACCTACAAATATATTAAAATCACCCGATGCTAATACGACACCGGAATTAGAACCAATTGATGTATTATGATTTCCAGATGTTAATAAACCTAATACATTAGCACCAATTGCTGTATTATTATAACTTGAAACTGAAAGTTCTAATGCATCAGTACCCATTGCTGTATTATCACTTCCAGTAGTATTACTTTGCAATGCATCAACACCAATACCTGTATTACCATTACCAGTAGTAGTAAATCTACCTGCTGTTGTACCCATAAATGTATTACCAAGACCTGTACTTGCATTTACCGATGTACCCGAATCTTTACCAATTGCTGTATTACTAAAGGTAGAACCGCCTCCTGTATAACCAATGATACCATTTGTAGTACCATTTGCTGCCGCAGTAACTCTACCCTTAGCATCAACTGTGATATTCGCGTTAGTATAACTACCAGCCGCAACAGAAGTATTCGCTAAAATAAGTGCGATGCCTGTTGTTCCACTACCTGTCGCATCACCACTCACTGTGATTGTTTGGTTACCAGTTAGATATGCAACATTAGATCCACCAGTTGCCAATCCTTTGGCATTCACTGTTACATTGTTGTAAGTACCAGCAGTTACTCCACTATTTGCTAATGTTGTAGCGAAACTACCTGTGCCAGATCCAGTTACATCACCAGTTAACGTAATTGTTTGAAGTGATCCAGATGCTGCACTTGTGATGCGACCTTTTGAATCAACTACAACTGTTGAATGTGTATATGTGCCAGGAGTTACGGTTGTATTTGCAAGCACCGCGGTGATACCACCTGTGCCAGTGCCAGTTACATCACCACTAAGTGATATTGTTTGATCGCCTGTATTTGTGCCGGAAGCAGTTCCACTGATATTACTTGCCGTTACAGTGCCGGATGCTACTACCGATGTTGGAGTAATAGCACCAAGACCAATAACTGGAGTAGTAGTTGGATTACTTACTGTTACGCCATTGCTACCAGATACACTACTTACTGTGCCAGCACCAGTGAAGGCAACCCACGAAGTGTCAGTACCATTTGTATATAGAAGTTTTCCAGAGTTACCTGCTTGAGATGGTGCCAGCGCATTGAATGCAGCATTAGCAGTAGTTTGGCCTGTCCCACCTTTAGATACACCCACTGTAGAAAGTGTTGTCGCAAAAGATCCTGTTCCGCTACCTGTTACATCGCCTGTGAGTGTTATAGTTTGATCGCCTGTGTTGGTACCTGTTGAAGTACCGCTAATTGATCCACTAAAGTTACTTGCCGAAATTGTTCCAGATGCTGCAACGCTTGTTGGCGTAATAGCACCTAATGATAATGTTAGATTTGGTGTTGTTGTTGGACTACCAACTGTTCCGCTGATACCATTTGCGTCATTGAATGTAAATCCAACAACAGATCCACCACCTGCACCACCAACTACTGCCCAAGATAGGCCTGTCACTGTACTTGAATCTGCAACCAATGCTGTACCATTCAAACCAACTGGTAGGCGTGTGTTTGTAGTATCATAGGTATATAGATCACCCTTAGTGGTAAGTGGACTTGCTGTGCCACCACCGATGATATTACCAGCGAAATATAATTGATCACCAACAATGCTTAAAGCAAGGTTACCTGTATTTGCAGCATTACGCCACATAACAGACTCAGTATTAGTGAGTCTTAGGACGCCTTGAGTTGCTGGGAGTGCTGCACCTGACTCGAAGTAAGGAGCAAGAACACCAAAGTTAGGGCCAAAATTAACATTTGAAGTAAGTGGGAAGTTACCACCAGCAAGTGATAGGACACCACCTGAACCAAGTGCAACAAGATAACTTGTTAGGCTGTTTCCCCAACCAACTTCACCTGTGTTGGGAATTGTATAGGTAATTCCATTTAGGGATACATTTTGACTCATTTTGTCTCCGTTTTATCTTGATGTGTTACACTAAACTCATACACTGCCCAACCACCACTTGCTAAAGCAGCAAGTACAGTAACAATTACTACAAGAGTCTTCCAAGCAGATTGTGCATCTTTAACAACACTGGTAGTTGTTGCACTTTGTTCTTTTATCTCAGCGAGTGTTACATTTGTTGTGTCGAGTTTATCAGCAATATGTGCTAATCCAACTTGAATTTCTACATCAGCCTTTGCTTCATCATTAATATGATTATCGAATCTTACAAAGAAATCCTTAAGCATAGATTGGTTAGCATCGAACTTACGATCGACTGCATCCATACGAGTTTCTAAGATGCTTACTCGTTCGTTCATTGGTTTTTCATCTGCCATGGGGTTCCTTATTGTAATACTTATGCTGGTTCAAATATGATCCAGTTTATCACACTGGTATCTACTACATTCGCAGATGTTATTACGAAACTTGTTGCGGCTGTAAGGGATATAACTCCGACTGTAGTTGGAATAGTTACTGTTCCAAGGCTTGCAATAGTAAGTTGAATTCTACTATTTGCAGTTACAGCGGTAGTCGAAACAGTTACAGTTCCAGCAACTAATGTTGCTTGTCCCATCTTAGCATTGCTGCCTTCTTTAACTTGAAAGCCTTTACCAGCGGTCATAATAGCGATATGACCGCTGGCCACTGATAAAATACCAGTAGTAGGTGTCTGAGTATCGGTTACTTGATTTATATTAATGCTCATACGTCAACTGCTCCGATGAAATTACTATCTAATTTAAGTGCATCATACATTTGCTGCATAGTTGCACCATTTGCAAGAGGCAGACTAATACTATAACTTGCAATATTTTGTAAATTATCTATCCTTGCCTGGGCATCTTTAAATATATCAATATTAACTTGGATACTATCTTTAATGCCGTTAAAATAAGCAATCTTAGCATATGCTGTTATTGCCGTAAAACCCTGCGGGGTTGTGAGTTGTAATTGTAATGCCATAATTTATCCTAATACTTTTGTCATACTTATATTGGCAACCCAACGAATGGTTGTTGATGTTGCACCCGTTACTGATATATTTGGGCGGCCATTAGTTGTATCCGCTGTTACTCCAACAGACCATGTATTTGCGCCCGAATCTTGTCCTAGCAAAGTAAGAATTGATGTCCCTAATAATGCTGTCGCTGCTGCGTTGGCACCCCGCTTTATTGCAAATTTTAAATTCCAAGCAGAAGAATCACCAGTTGTAGTTGATCTTGCAATAATATTACAATCAAATATATAAGAACTAGAATTTGTTAATACTATTGGCCCGGTTGGTGTACCACTTGCTGTAATTGATGTTAATGCTTTTATTTCAATGGGAGTTGCATTTGTTGTTGTGTAATAATAAGTTAATATGCTATTTGCAATATCGCCAGATGCAGTAAAATATCCTTGAGATAAGTTTGTTTGTCCATTCATTTCTGCTTGCGACGCAGTACCTATTGCTGTAGTATTTGATATTATACTATAAGAAGATCTACCTGCTGCAATAATACCAACCGTAGCAGAAGAATTGCCGGCTGTGGCACCGGAACCCAATGATATGCAATATTTGCCAGCACCGCTACTTACTCCGATAATAACAGTTTCTGTGCAGTTGCTTGGAAGTACATTACCTGTTCCTATTGATATACTATAGTTACCGCCACTACCTGTTGAAAGATTAGATCCTAATGACACAGAATTTAAGCCAGTTGCAACAGAGCCGCTACCGATTGATATAGAATCAGTACTACCTGCTGTTGGTAACGCCGTGGGTTCGGAACCGAATTTAATATATCCGACTACACCTTCTCTCACCCAGGTAATCGAAGTAGAACCAATTGTAATTGCTGAAGTATTCGAGCATTGCCAGTGAGTAGCAGTTCCTGATGTTCCGGCAATAACTGCTATACTGGCACCACCGGTAAGGGTAGAAGCACCTGTGGTAAAGTCAGTTGCCCTAGTAGGAGCACCTGATGCATTTACAGTATAGACTCCATTTTCAGCACCAGCAGTTTGATTCTTAAGTAAGATTCTATCATTGGTTGCTAATGTTATACCATCTATTGTGGAACCATTCTGATATGCAGTTGCCAATGTTCCATTCGCAGTAGATGCAACTCTTACTGGCTGCAAAGTATAACTGGCACCACCTGCTGGTGTGGCCCAGGTAGGAACGCCTGCTGCCACAGTTAATACCTGTCCAGTGGTTCCAACTACACGGTTCGATAGAGCAGTTGTAGTTGAAGCATATAGAATATCACCTACTGCATAAACAGTCTGACCAGTACCGCCCTTTGTTGCTGCTACTGTGCCTAAAGTAGTTGCATTGCCAACCGAAGTAATATCACCAGTTAAATTAGCATTCGTTACCACTGTTGCTGCAAATGAACCAGTTCCAGAACCAGTTACACCGCCAGTTAAAGTAATTGTCTGATCACCGGTATTGCTACCACTTAGATTACTTGCTGCTAATGTGCCACTAAATGTGGCATTGTTTGAAGTATCAATTGTAAGGCCACCACTAAAGCCTGTTCCAATTAATAGAGGTAATGTGGTGCCAGTTCCATTAGCAAATGATTGTAGATATGAATATCCTGCAACCGGATTTGTACTCATCTTAACAGAACTATTATTTGTAAGGTCAGTTGAACTAACAGCGGCAAATCCAGATGCATCACCACTTGCTATTGTACCATTTGGGATAGTTGCTATTACTGATTTTGCATTCGATGTAGTAGTTTGAAATATTGTTCTATTACCACTTGATAAACTTGAACTAAAATCACCTAAGATATTCTTTGTAGCAGCAAGAGTAATATTACCAGTTGGTGTTAGGTCACCTAAAGTAAGTGCAATTGTGCCACTTGTTGTAATTGGGCTAGAAGCAACACCGATACCATTGGCACCGCTTACTGCAACGCTTGTAACAGTGCCTAAATTCGTTGTATATCCGGCTGGATTTGTCGAGTCATATGGTGTGTATGTAAGCGCGGTAGTCACATCACTTGAAGTTAGTGTAACTGCACCTGTGCGTGTATTAAATGAACTTACGCCACCGGCAGACCCGTTACTTGCGGCTGTAATTCTACCATTTGCATCCACAGTAATATTGGCATTCGTATAAGCACCTGCTGTCACTGCTGTTGCAGATAATGCTAATGCAAATGAACCACTTGTAGTAATTGGCGATGTGCCTGTTACAGAAATATCAGTTGAGCCAGTTAATCCTACACTTGTTACAGTGCCTGTTCCACTGCCGGGTGTGTATCCAAGTGCAGTAGTTACATCGCTGCTTGTTAGTGTTACTGCACCTGTGCGTGTGTTGAACGATGTAACACCACCGGCACTACCACTTGTTGCTGCGGTAATTCTACCATAGGCATCAACTGTGATATTCGCAGCAGTATAACTTCCTGCTGTTACAGCAGTTGTGGCCAAATCCATTGTGATTGAACCACTTGTAGTAATTGGGCTACCAGATGATGTAATATTACCACTTGTACCATTTACAGTTACAGAAGTTACTGAACCAGAGCCCGCTGCACTCCAAGATGCATTTGTACCATTAGTAGAAAGAACTTCGCCTGTATGACCAGATTGACTTGGTAGTAATGAGTTAAGTGTTTGATCACCTGTATTAGAACCACTTAGGTTACTTGCACCTACTGTTCCACTGATGGTTACGTTGTTTGAAGTATCTAATTTTAAACCAGTATTTGCTACAAATCCGACTTGAAGTACAATAGGAATAAGTGTTCCAGTTCCGTTTTGTGTTACTTGTAGATATGCATTGCTGCTATCAATGACCATAGCCATAACCGAACTATTAGCAGGATCACTCGAATTAAAACCATTAAAACCAGACTGGCCTGTTGGTGTACCATTTGGTACTGCTGATACTTTTGTTTGATTATTTGCTACATTACTTTGAAAGTATGTTCTATCACCAGTTGCTAGTGATGTGCTAAAATCAGCACGGATCTTACCTTTATTAGATAATATTAATGCATCCCCAGATGCAGAAGTGGTTACTGATGTTGGAGTAATAGCACCAAGACCAATCACTGGTGTTGTTGTGCCTGTTGCTACTGTTACGCCATTTGAACCAGTTACAGAAGTTACTGAGCCAATGCCTGGAGTATAACCAAGTGCAGTTGTAACATCACTGGATGTAAGAGTAACTGTACCTGTTCTTGAATTAAAACTTAATACGCCACCAACTTGTAGACCATTCAAAGTAAGTTGGTCACTGTTGTTGATTGCAAGATTGCCAACATGACCTGTTGTGGAATTATATAATCCGGAGATTGGCAATACGGCTGATGCAAGTAATTGCTGAAGTTGTAATGCTTGAGCACTGTAACCTGTGTCTCCAGTGGTTGGCCACAAAGATGTTGTGCCTAAAACTACGATTGGTGCTGCCATTGATTGTTTCTCCGATTATGCAGTGTATTTATGATCAAGAAAAAGCCCCACCTTTGCGGGGCAGGGCTCTTATTAGTTAGTTAAAACTTAAACTACGCCAGTGAATTTAACACATGCTGCTGGTTTTTCAACAAGCAACGATTGTGCAGAATACAAGCGGAATGTGAATCCAGCAGTACCTGGGTTCTGAATAAACACCTGGCCATTGTCTGTACCTGGGATGTTAAACGAAACTTCAGTAGAACCGATACGAACGCAACGGTCTGTTGGTAACAAGAACGCATCGCCTTCTTTAACATACTTGTGAGCATGTACGGAGATCTTACCGTTTTGGCTGAAGAACTCAAGTGCTTCTGTACCGTTAGCAAGTTTCTTGCTAGAGTATGAAGAGTCAAGCATACGATATGCTACTTGTTCAGTAGACAATTCTTGCCAAACGCTTGGGTTAACATACAAGGATACATCTTCTGATAAGCCACGTTGTGCAGCAATAGCAACACCAGCCTGGATCTTAGCAAGAGTCAATGCTCCACCAACTGCATATGTGTTTGCAGCCCAAAGGGAGTAAACAGATGCGTCAATACCGAACAATGTACCTGTGTTAGTCATGATCTTATCAAGACCAACTGCTTCATCAGCACCATTTGTACCAGCGGAGTAGAAACGTGGGAAACCACCGTTAACTACAGTTGTAGCATCAATTGCTGTAACGTCAGCAGCAGCACCAGTTACGTTGATTGTCTTATTAGCAACGCTAATAGAAGCAACAATCATTGGGCCTACTGTGTTCAATGCAGTACCACCTGGTGTATAGATATCTAAAGAAGCGCCTTCAAGCGGTGTCCAAAGACCAGAACTCCATGCACCTGTTGCAAAAGAAATTGTAGTTTCTGTTGCGGATACATTTGTGGATGTATTGATTGTACCAAGACCAGTTGGGGACTGACCATAAAGCAATGCGATTTCGATGCGACGACCGAAAGATTCCATTGCATCTTGCATTACTAATGCAGTTGCTTCCTTGAAACTGTTTGCGTTGTTAGAACGGCTAACTGCTTCATAAGAGATACCAGAGTTTTCAATGATTTGGAATGCACCTAAGTTAGCATTACGTGTTTTCATTGAAGATGGAACGCTAATAGCGAACGCACCATTGTCTGGGCGAGAATATGTGAAACCCTGCTCGGAACGTACAATCACGGGCTGATTATATGTTAAGCCAAGTAAGTGTTCACGTCCTTGGAATTTAATTGCTTTTACAAGCAATGATTCGTCAGGGATTAAGTTGATAAGATCGGAAGCATATACTTCCTTGAATAGACCATTAAGGTCTGTTGTTGTGGTTCCAGCCATGATAATTTCCTTTTAATAAAACAAAATAATTGAAGATACAAACCTATGTAACTTCAGTTGCTATCTCATCTCACTTGATAAGGATTAGGCAGTACCGTC